GGAGAAGTCTGACTTGAGAAAAGGACGAGACCCACCGAACCTTCAGAACGGTTCGATAAGCAAAGGATCTAGCACGACTAATCGAAAAGATATCGACTACGGCCTTAAACTGGCCGCGCATGCCTTCACTACCAAGAAAGTAATGAAGAAGATCCTGTGATGCAACTCTATCCCCTGTCTGCTTACCTACACGGGCCGTAAGGCCCCTGATCTGCACCGTCTGGGTGGATTTACACCACCTTGTTCGGGATTTGACCAGCGTATGGTTTTGCACTGTTCGGAGATAGAGACAACTCAGTGGAACCGGACTTACCGGGATTATATCAACATACTTGGTCGGAATACACTTAGTCATGTACTCGGCCAGGGACCATAGCCCCTTTAGATATGCGACATTTCCGCAGTCTATCCAGCTTGAAAGACCACTAAAGTCCTCACCTGGAGCCAGACTCGAGAGATACATCGGCGTGATGTCGTATCCACCGTATGCATCTATTCCGCAAGATTCGCGGAATAGTCCAGCCTTATGGGTTTTAGCCCAATTAACCTTGAGCCCAAGATGGGTAATCAAGGTACCGAGTGAGTAGACACATTCGGAAGGGACTATTAGATCGTCCCCGTAGACCCTCACCTCTTTCATTACCGCCTTTATAGTTTTTACCGAAAGGGGAAGACCCCTCTCGAAGATTATGGCGGCAACACATATACCGAGGTATATGATTGATTGAAGTGAAAATGTAACAGCAGAGCCCTGGTTGGCGTACTTCCTTAAGTGGAGCCTACCACGGTGTTTGGACGTTTTGAAAAAGAGCGTCCTAGTTCTTACTGCATGGAGCGACAAAAGAATATCACTCCTTGTTCGAAAGAACCGTTCGACAGTCCAGCAAGATAGACGATCGGAGGCCGAAGAAAGATCAACGGTCGATCGTTTTCCGTCTTTGGAACAGGCGAGAGCCTCATTCCTAGATGGTTCTTGACTAGTAAAGTCAATACTCTGCGTAAGTGGATAGCGCAAGTTGTCGCGAAACCACTTCATCAATCCCTGTTGAAGGAACTGATGACATGTAGGCTCCGATGCTATCAGACGTGGTGATTTCAAAGTCTTTGGTACGGCTATCAGCCGCGCCGCAGGCTCGTCATCACTCGGATCCAATGTTCCATCATCACAGTTGTAGTTCGCGACCCCAAACGTTGGGAAATCGAAAACCCTTGACAATTTTGATGGCCAATTCGGGAATGAGTATTTGTCACACTCTGTTCCTAAATCAGCAACGGCGCCAGGTCCGTGTTTGGGCTTGATGCTTAAGGGATCTAGTTCCCGAAACGTTGTTGAGACGTAACGAGATACGTAATCCATGCAAACCAACAGATGGCGAGGAATAGAACCCTCACCAAAAAGTGGCGCATCAACATTCCCATCTGCAAACGACAGTCCCTTTGCGTCTTCAACGTTTAGCTGGTCAAGTTGCCAGTTTAGCGTCGGGTGGCGCATTTGTGACTCAATTTGCAGAAATTCATCAACGGCCTTTTCCACGTTCTTCTGTGGGCAGGGCATATCGACCTTCTTGTACAGCAGCAAGAGCTGCCGTAGGAAGTAAACGACATTTACGTCAATGTCGGGAAGCAAGTGCCCATTTGGGCGAAAGAGCTCATCGAAAAGACAATCGAAGAGCACCGGGAAACATATTCCCAAGCCGGAATCACACTGTCTAAAGCATGACGGTAGCTTGAGGTAGTCTATGTACCCACACGAGAGGGCCGCGTCCAAAACTTTGCACGCGTCCGGGAAATCGATCATCACGACCGAGATACCCCGTGTATCGACCAAACTTTCGACTCTTTTAAAGTCGACTAACAAAGCGTCCGAAAGGTCGTTTCTCCAGTGCATGATGTCAACCATGACAAATGCAAGTGGGGATAGGTTAACCATTGTGATACTCCTTTGATTGGTTGCGTAAAGATACGGAACCTAGGAGTCACTGACCGAAACAGCTTTCGCTGAGGACCTGCGCTGAGCTAAGAATAAATTCCACCGACCGGGACCCACTATAAGGGGCCCCGGACGTGACGGAACAGCGCCGTTAGTTACCGACCTAGTTACCTAGGAAGGCGTGCTGATGACTCGTAAGATATCTAGGCAATCGCCTTTCGAACAAGCAGTTGATAAACAGGCCATGTAGGCCAGCACCAACAGCCCTATCGTGGAAAGCAGGTAAACATACCTACGATTCACGACCGAGCAACTTATTCGTATTCGTAACAGTCCAAACGGTTAGAAACGCCGCCTGCGTCC